TTTCTTCAACTGGGAATTGATATTCACTCATTATGATTACTGCATAATCTTTTTTGAGTTGATTTATAATATCACAAGCACCGACAAGAGACATACTTCTTGATGAAGCGTCTGCCATAAATTCTCCAAGTTGAGTAATAGATCTACCAAATGGTTGAATTACTACAACTTTATCTTTCTTAGTTACTGATTTTACTTCTTCTACTACATTATATCCAGCAATAACCTCCATCTTATTGAGGTTTATTGTAGGTGCAGGCAATTCTCTTGGTTCATCCAGACCATTGATTGCAATATCATATGCCTGTGATAGATTACACTTTTGATTATAGTAATGCCATACTCTGTATGGTTCTGGACTCTCGCAGTCTCTCTGTATTATATGCTCTTGAAAAAGATTTTTATGCCAGTGATCATAAACTTTATGATCTAGTGTTGGGTGTCCTTTGAAGAAGTCTGTGCCACCCTCGCATACAATAATAAAGTCGTCATGGTTCTCTGCATATTTCTCAAATGCAGGGATTGAACTTATAACTCTGCCAGCCCCACCATTAACAAAAAACGCTTTCGATCTCATAGTTTTCATAATTCCTGTACTATATAGTCACATAAAAAATACCTGTGCCAGACGAGGATGTTCGGTAAACGTTGTACGGTTGAGTACAGCACCATGAGTCTGTCTGGCTTCATACAATACCATTGTATTATATTTCATCTCACTTGTAAACATTATATCTTTGTTTATGTCGTAATTGTCACCTAGTGGATCGTCTTCTTTCCATTTGAAGAAATTAGTTCCCCCATCACACTCCTCATCTTTATTCAGATATACCAATGCTGCCCACTTTGAACCTACGTTATCTTTATGGTGAGTGTAACAATAAACAGTATCTGTAAATCTTTTCATTATATCTTCATGAGTTGTATGATTTACCATGAATTTCATATTATCCCATATTTTTTGAAACTCATCATCATCATATTCTAGATTTTTCCACTCTTCATGTTGACATAATTTACTGAATACTGGTCTAAGATTGTCAATCATCTCTTGATTATCTTCTACAACTCTTGTACCTACCAGTCCTCCGCAATATTCTTTTCCAGCTTTTAGTTCACAAGATAGAGCATAGTCTCTTATCTCATCTGGATATTTGTAAAAATCATCCACAATGAAAATTTTTCTGTAAATATAACCATAATCATTGTGTTTCCAATGATCGTAACACCTTTGTATTTTTGAAATTCTTACAGGATGTACTTCAAACATTTTTTTTAGGTAATAAAAAAGATCCCCTAGAGGATCTTTAATTATTTTATATATAAAAATTTATTTTATATTAGTTGTTTGGTGGTCTCCATGACTCAGCCTCTGAAGCATCACTAGCAGGATCAGATGGTGGATCAACGTGCATTGGGTTAGCAGGGAACATCATATCTGCGATGTTTGGTTCAACACCAGCAGCAGCCATTTTAGCTGGAAGGTCTCTTAACTGTTGACGATATGTTTTGATTTTAGTTTGCATATCAGATGGCATATCATCTGCAAGCATTCCATCAGAAGATTCTAATTCTAGATTTCTATGCTTTCTAACCATATCCCAAGTCTTGTCTAAATCGACACCATTTAATTTTTCCTTAGCAGTAAATGCGGAGATAGTAATATCATCAGGGCCAGCACTGCCTGGGTTTGAAACTACGATACTCTCGTAGTTGTAAATATCATCTGGATATAAAACAGAACCATATGTGAACTGTTGGTATCCATCAGCTGATAAATCAGGTGAGTTTGGATGTACAACATCAACGGATAGGTCACGACTCTCTTCTTTTTCGTCTACGACTGGGCCTCTGAGTTGACAGATCAAAGTATGAGTATTTGATCTAGCGCAGTCTACTTCAAACCATTGAACTACGTCTATTGGTTTTGGACGACCATCTGCAATGTCGTCTTCGGTTAGAGGGCCATACTTTTCTTTACCATCTGCACCAATTTGTAGATAGATTTTGTCGGGGCCATCATATGTTTGATCTCTCTGTTTACCATCACTAAATGAGTGGTCTACTAGAAAGCTGTTAGGTAATGGTAATTGCCATCCCTGTGAAATAATTTTCGTTGCCATTTTATGTTCGGATTTGTTCGGGTTTACTCCTTCGGGACTATTTATAAAAAAAGAGGGTCTATGACCCCCTTCTTAAATATTTTTTTGTTCGGTTTAGACGTAAGTGATCTTAACGAGTCCTCCTCCACCAGTACCACCCTGTCCACAACAACTACTTCCACAGTATGAAGTTGAAGCACCTTGTCCTCCATGTCCGTATGGTACAGTCCAGCAACCACAACGTGACCAACACTGTCTAACACCATAACTAACACCTAGAGTTCCGATGAATGGAGCACCTGTTGGTGTAGGGTCGTTGTTGAAGAAACAGTGACAGTTGAAACCGCCAGGTCTGTATGAAACACCAGCGTGGTTACCCATCGCAAAGTCTCCACCCCATGCACCAGGCTGAACACAACATCTTTCAAATTGTGTGTAACAGTTTGCAGACCAGTCGTTAGTATAACAACCTCTAGATCCACCTATAGCACAGAAGTTAGAAAGGTTATATCCATTAACATATGATGAACAACCATAACATCCTGTACATTCTCTTGAACAACATCTGTAAACACCAGCAGCACATACAGTGTAACTGCATCCGCCATTCGTACTAATAGTTTTTGTATTATAGAAACCTCCACCAGCAGCGTGCCAGTTTCCGCAACGGTTACAGTTACACTGTCCGTGTCCGTTTCCTCCAGCACCCCATGCCTCAAATGTAATTCTAGTTACATGAGTTGGAACACTCCAGTTGCAACAACAACCAGTGGTTCCCCAGCCTGGAGAACCATAAATCCATTTAACACACCAGTTAGAAAAAGATCCAGACTGAACCGCACTTGACGGAATGGATGATTCTATAATCCTGTCGTTAGATACCTGTTTATAGGATGAATAACTTGCCATTTCTTTTACTTAGAAGTATGTAATTTTGACTAGACCGCCACCGCCAGTACCACCCTGACCGCAACATCTTCCACAATATGTAGTCATAGCGTTCATTCCGCCATGTCCATAAGGAACAATCCAACAACCACAACGAATCCAACATTCTCTGATTGACTGATAAGCAGTCGTTCCTAGTAATGGTGCAGAAGTAGGAGATTGACCATAATGATAACAATGACACCAACCTCTGTAGGTATCATGTCTAGAGTTTGACCATGCGGAAGTATGGTTACCTATTCCGAAGTCTCCTCCGTTGTTCCCAGGCGCTCTACAACATGCGTTATCAGAAGTACAAGCCTCAGTCCAACTTGTGTTGGCATTTCCTCTCTGTCCACCAATAGCACAGAAGTTTGATAAGTTGTATCCGTTTACATAAGAGGTACAACCATTACATCCATAACACTCTCTAGAGAGGCATGGATAAACACCAGCAGCACATATAGTATAACTACATCCACTATTGGTAGCTATCATTTTTGTATTATAGTATCCACCCTGAGCAGCTTCGTAGTGATGACATCTGTTACATGAACATGCACCAGTACCATTTCCTCCAGAACCCCAAGCCTGAATCCACATGTTTTGCACACCAGTTGGAGCACTCCAGTTACAACAACAACCAGGCGAACACCTACACATGGTTCCGTAGATCCATTTTATACCATAGGATGAGTTTGGTGATTCGCTAAAATGACTAGCATCTAAGGAATTAGATACTAATTGATCTCCATGAACTTTTTTGTATGATGAATAACTTGCCATTACCTATCCTTTTAAACGTAAGTGATTCTTACCATTCCAGAGCCGCCTTGACCGCCCTGTCCGCAACAACGACCACAATATGTAGTCATCGCACTTTGACCTCCAGTTGCATAAGGAGCAGTCCAGCAACCGCATCTCATCCAACATTGGTCTAACTGGTTCTCTGTACTCGATACTAAGAATGGAGCACCTGTTGTACAGTAGTTATTTACATCACCAGTACAGTGACAGTTCCAGTGACCTGAGAAACCATCTTGGTGTCCCGCCATTGCGAAGTCTCCTCCCCAAGTTCCAGGCGATACACAACACCAATAACTTGATGCACAAACAATTGACCAGTCACCGTTTGCACAACCTCTTGCACCACCGTGAGCGCAGAAGTTACTTAAGTTGTAACCATTAACGTATGAAGAACATCCGTTACATCCATTACACTCTCTTGAACAACATCTGTAAACACCACCAGCACATACACTATAAGAACAACCCCCTGTTGTGGAGATTGTCTTTGTATTATATGCACCACCAGAAGCACCTCGGAAATGCTGACATCTGTTACATGAACAAGCACCAGATCCGTTACCACCAGCACCCCAGAGTTCAAAAGTTACCTTTTCTACTCCAGTAGGAACTGTCCAGTTGCAACAACAACCAGGCGTACAGTAGCAGGGATGACCAAAGATATGTTTAACACAATATCTTGGTGCAACTCCACTCTCAAGTTTAGCGACAGTTATGCTGTCGCTACCTATCTGATCTGCTCTTACTTGTCGATATGATCTATAATTGGCCATTTACGATCCAGAAAATTGAATGAAAGAAAACATAATGTAAAGGATCTCAAATTAGATGGAGAAGATTCTCCAACCATATGAATCACCTGAGAATACCAAACTAAATGCAGCACCTTCAGTAGAAACTGTTAGGTTAGCAGAGTCACCTTGGATGACCTTACCATTACGAGATACTGTCAACGCATTACTATCAAATGTCTTAGCAACGTCATAGAATGTAATTGTTGCACCCAAATCAGGAGATGCAGGGAGTGTAGCAGTTATTCCACCACCGTTTGTGTTACAGAAGTAGTTCTCGCCAGCGTTAGCACTGAAACTTGATGTAACTGTACTGTATGACTGAACACCTGGCTGAATCCATGTAGTTCCGTTGTAGTATTCAAGAGCACCTAATGTGGTGTTGAATCTTAAACAACCAGTGTTGAACTCATCGTCAACGCCGCCAGGTCTTTGAGCAGTTGTACCTACAGGAGGTGTCATCGCTTTAGTACCCATTGAACCACGAGTTACGAATCCCTTAACCGCAAATTCTGTTGGACATGCACTGTTTGAGTTACCAGACATTGCAGGGTCAGCAGAGAATTCAGAGATCGCCTCACCGACCTGACCTCCAAGAGAACCAAGTCTCAATTCTGTCAAACCAGATAAGTTGAACGCAGAAGCATC